GGCAAGCGGGCACCCGAGAGCACGGCTGCGGCTGCGGCAATGGTGGCCATGGGCGCGGCAATGATCGAAATGGCGCTGGCTATCAAAATGCTGGCGGATGTTGACTTTGCAGATATTGTAAAGAGTGTGTTCGGCCTTGCAGCAGCACTTGGCGTACTGATCGCAGGATGCTGGGGGCTTGGATTTGTTTCCGCAAATCTGGCATCTGCAGCCGGTGCCTGCCTGATGCTGGCAGGTGCGCTGCTGATCCTGACACCGGCCTTTAAGGGACTGGCCAGCCTGACGGCAGGAGAAGCCTTTGCGGGAGTGATCGGAACCATTGGCATCATGCTGGGCTTGTTTGCCGTTGGTGCCATTACACCGGTGGCGGCAGGCATGGTGGTATTTTCGGCATGTCTTATCAGCCTTGGCAAAGCCTTCAGTGCATTTGCGGGAGGCATTATCAAGCTGAGCATTGCTGCTGCGATCCTGACAGTGCTGAGTGCATTTGCAGGACCGCTGCGCGAGGTGATCGTGAACGCGGCAGACGACATTGAAGCGGCGCTGACAGCGATCCTGACGGCCATCTGCAATACCATCAATAACTGCGCGGAGCCGATCGGCGCGGCGCTGCTGACCCTTTGCAAAGTGCTGATCCAGACCGTGATCGACCTGATCGGCTGGGCATGGAGCGGAGAAGGCGGCGAGGGAAACGGCATTGAAGGCGCGCTGGAAGAGCTGTGGAGCCAGTTTGTGGAATGGCTGGGCGAGAAAAAAGACGAAGCCGGGGAACTGATCGGCAAGCAGCTGAACCCGGCGAACTGGTTTACCGTGAAAGGCGGACTGCTTGGAAGTTTGCTTGACTCTGCTGACACAGCAGCGGATGAGAGGGAAATGACGGAATACGGCACCTATATGGCCGAGGGCCTTGCAAACGGCCTGACCGGTCCGGAAAGCACGAACGCTGTGACCGGCGGTATAGCGACACTGTGCAGTACCGTAGAAACATTCTTCCGCAATTTCTGGGGCATTCACTCGCCCTCTACACGGATGGCGACCTTGAGCGAATACATCCCGGAGGGCTTCAAGGAAGGACTGACCGGAACGGACGGCACGGCTGCCATTGGTGACGGTATCAGCGGAATGCTGGATTCTGCCGGAAGCTGGCTGGATAAGTTGTTCCCGGGACTGTTGAATAAGGCAAAGAACTACGGCAGTCAGTTTCAAAATGCACTGCTCAGCGGCAGTGAATATCAGGGAATGCCGGGTTTTGACGAATGGTATGAAAAAGAAATATCGGCCTACCGCGTGAAGCAGCCAGGCGGCAAGACCGGACTGACTTCCGAAGACCTTGACGCGGATATAAAGAAGGACCCGAAGGATGCCAAGAATCCGACAGGCAGCGGCGGCAAGACCAAAAAATCCTCCGGCTCCGGCACGAAGAAGACCGTGGCCCAGCAGATCGAGGAAAAGTACAAGCCAAAGCTGGAAGCAAACAAGGCGGCACGGGAAGCACTGGACAGCGAATATGAGCTGTGGCAGGTGGAAAACCAGTACAGCGCGGACGAGGACACCTTGCTCAGCAAGAAGATGGAGAATGCGGCGGCAGAAATTGCGAACCAGACCGACCGGGTGGCCATTGCACAGGAAAAGTACGACGAAATGCTGAAGCGCTGGGGCGCGGACAAGACCGAGACCAAGGAAGCCTACGCCAGCCTGCTGAGCGAAAAGACCAGCCTTGCGAAATTGCAGGCAGACCAGTACACCGGCCTGTTTGAAGACATCACGAAGCGGTATGACACCGACCTTGGTACACTGGAAAAAGAGTATAACCTCTGGACGGCCCAGAACAGCAACACTGTCTCAAAGCTGGACAAGATCGACCGGGAGACCGAGTACCAGAAGAACGAGCTGGAACTGAAGCAGAAGAAGGAAGCCAAGGCAAAAGAGCAGTGGGAGACCCTGCGGAAGGAATACGGCGAAAGCGACCTGCGCACAAAGGAAGCCTGGAACGACTATCTGGATGCGCAGACCGAGAGTTTGCAGCTTCAAAATGATATTGCCAAGCAGTCGCTGAACAAGCTGGATGCGCAGCTTTCCATCATCAAGGACGAACAGAGCCGGATGCAGAGCCGCATGGACCTGCTGACCAGCATCTACGGCGATGGAAGCCTGAAGGACCGTGAGGACGCCTACAAGCAGGCGGTGGAGCAGTACGGCGAAAACAGCGCTGAGGCAAGAAAAGCAAAGTATCAGGGTATTACTACCAGCATCCTCGGCACAGTGGAAGCACTGCAGAACATGAATGCCGAGCTGGAAAAGACCCGACTCATCCAGCAGCAGCTGGCGGACGGCAAAGACCTGAATGGCAATCCGCTGAGCAAAGACGATGTGAACGACCTGAAGGACCAGCTGCTCTCCTCCCGCAGTTCTATGGTGAGCTTTGCAGGGGCACTGGCAGATGCCATGGGCCTTGAGGACAGCGCCAAAAGCGCGGTGGTAAAGCTTGCCAATGCCATCCAGAAGAACTGGGTGCCCATCAGCAATGCGTGCAGCGAGGTGTGGACGAAGGTCTCCGGAGCCATGGGCGAGGAGATGACGAATACCCTGAGCACCGTATTCAAGGCGGCATTCAGCGAGGAAGGCATGGAGATCGGGACGGAATTCGTCTCGGCCATTGCATCCGCCATGCAGGGAGACTACGCTGGTGCCATCATTTCGGCGGCAACGGGACTGATCGATCTGCTGTTTACGGAAACCGGAAAGCAGCTGACCGGCGGAGCAGGAGACATGCTGCTGAAGCTGTTTTCCGGAATTCAAAATGGAGACCTTGCGGGAAAGCTTGCCAACATTGGGACAGCCGCGGCAAATGTCGGCAATTCCCTGAGTGGACTGCTGCCCATGCTGGGACAGCTGGGAACGACCGGAGCCGGTGCAGGAATGGCAGTTGGCGGCATTGGCGAAGCACTGGGCGGGCTGGGTGCTTCCATACTGGCGGTGCTGCCGGAACTGCTGATTGTGGTGGGCATTATTGCAGCCATCGCGGCACTGATCGGCGGTATTGCGTGGTTTATCAGCAGCCGGAAGAAGGAAAAGGCCACCGGCGCAAAGGACGTTGGCTCGGAGATCGATAAGGGCATCAGTGATGGCGTGAAGGAAGATGCGCCCATTGTGGACGATGCCGTGAGCGACATGACCGAGAACGCCATGGATATTGCGAAGGGTTCGCTTGGGACCATCAGCAAGGTGATGGGCGACGACTACGAGTACACGCCCCAGATCGTGCCCGTGGTGGACCTGACCAACGTGCTGGAAGGTGCGGACGAGATCGACAATGCCTTTGCGGCGACAAAATCGCTGAGCCTTGACGGAGACGTGAGCCGGAACCTTGCAGACAAGATCGATGCCGAAGTGCAGCTTCAAAATGGACTGAAGAGCGCCGGAAATGAGGACACGCTGCGTGCCATCAACGCACTGGCCGGGCACATGGACGGCGTGGCCGAGAGCATCAAGGGCATGAGCGTGACCATCAACGGCAGAAAGGCCATTGGCTACATCGACGACCGGATGGGCCGGCTGACCGCAGCGAAAGTGAAGTGAGAAAATGGCGATCATCAAAGAACTGAACCCCGGCGATACCCTGAAAGTGTACGAGGACGGCATTGCAGCAGAGTTTGTGGTGGCCCAGCACAACTACGAAAAAGACCTGAACGGCAAGGGTAAGACCATGCTGATGCGCACCACCCTGCTGAAAGACGCAGTACAGTGGGGCAACAACGAGAAAGATGTTTCGTGGAAGAACGAGCCGACCCTGCGCAACTGGCTGGAAAACACCTACGCAGCACGGTTGAGTGAGGACACGCTGAAGACCATCATGCCGGTGACGATCCGGTATGATTATGGTTCAAGTGAGAGCGGTACGCTGGAAGAACAGCGGTTCTTTGTGCCGAGGGCAGTAGACTTCAGCGGAGATACGGCGCTGTTTACTGGAATCCGAAGATTTTTTGAGGATAGTCTGAGCGGCGGAAGGGCGGATATTACCGAAGGAAGCAACATCTACGAGCTGTGGAAGTACGTGTTCAGCACGCGAAGCAGCAAAAACTACGAGTATGGCGATAACACCCGCGGAGAGGCGCTGAGCCTTTACGTGAAGCACGGCAGAGGTGCCGACCCCGGGTCACCTGGGTACATTAACACCTACTGGGATACGACAACGGGACAGTGGGGCGTTTCCAGCTCGAATATTCTCGTATGTTTCTGCGTGGATGAGAATGCCACGGTGGACGATGATGGATGCCTGACAGCCAACAGCGGGCCGAAGATCCAGAGCAACTACTTTGGCATGAACGGCGTATTTGGGCGGTGGGGAAAGTTCGGGCTGCCATACCGCGTTTATGACGCAGATGGCGACACCATTACCGTGACCGAAAAGCTGAACGGCAAAGTGCGCAGGACGTTTAGGGCAATTCAAAATGGAGTATATCGGTTTGAAATATCACAGAAAGAGCTGGAAAGCTTTGACTGGAACGCCGACTATATCCTGACGGTAGAAGCCAGCGACGGCCGGACCACTAACCGGAAAAGCTGCAAGGTGAACCGCATCCGTTCATCCGGGTACGTGGTGTACATCGGGCAGATCAAAGGCACGGCGGATGGACAGAGCTACTACTGGACAGAGCGAAACATTCTGGACGATCCGTTCAACGAGAATGCACCGGTGATCCTTGACCCGGAAGTGACACTGGAGGCCAACGAGATCAGCTCGTTTACCTTTACGGTGCCCGTCTCGAACCCGTTCTACGACAAGCTGGAGCTGAAAAAGCCGGTAGTCAGCATAGAAGAGGACGGCCGCGAGATCTTTATGGGCTATATCACCGAAATGGAAAAGAACTTTGAGCTGGACATGGAAGTGACCTGCGAGAGCGAGTTTGGATACTTGCAGGACAGAGACTGTCTGGTAGAGAACAAGTTCTACACGGCGTCCGAACTGCTGGCACTGGCGCTGACCGTGGAGGATGACCCGGAAGAACACGTCGGCTTCAAGGGCGAAGGCAAGGTGTTCCTGCCCGGAAATGTGACCATAGAAAAGCCGGAAAGCGACACGGACAAGGAGACCAAGGCCATCAGCGACTGCTGGAGCGTACTGACGAACAGCCTGACCGGAAAGTACGGCGGATATCTGCGCCTGCGCAAAGAAATCAAAATGGTGGACGGCGTGCGCGTTTACACAAGATATCTGGACTATCTGGCAAAACTGAACGACAAGACCGATCAGGTGATCGAGCTTGGAAAGAACCTGCTGGACATTTCGTACTACATCAAGGCCGGGGACATCGTGAATTCGGTGAAGGCATATGGTTGGTACAAGAGCGGATGGTTCATCTGGGAGACCACGAACCCCATCTCGCGGGAAGCGTACAACGGAGAATCCATCAAGAAGTACGGCCTGTGCCAGCGCGTCCTTGTTGTGGAAGGAACTGATTCCACGGGAGACAGCCTTTTGAAGAAGGCCACGGACGAGCTGAAAAAGTACAGCGGTTTCACCGGAAGTGTGCAGATCAACGCTGCAGACCTGTGTGATATTGGCGTGGACACCGACCGGCTGGACTTTATGAAGGAGACGTACGTGCTCGCGGAACCGCACAGTATCGATGACTGGCTACCCTGCACGAAGGAAGTGATCCCGCTGCATGAGCTGAACCAGAAAGACTTTACCTTTGGCGCGACCACGGCAAAGCTCTCGTCTTTGCAGGCGGGCAACTTTGCAACGGCGGGCAAGGCATGGAATGCGATCCAGTCCACCATTGGATACATCAACAAGTGAGGAGGATCAATGTACCATTCTCTTATTATAAATGTAGGCGACAACTACATTGACACCTGGGACGACTGGAAGCTGATCCCTTCCTCGCGGCCGGTGATCGCACCGCCCATTGAGCGGACAAAGTTCGTGACTGTGCCCGGCAGAGACGGCGCACTGGACTACAGCCGTACCCCTGCAAACCGTCCCACCTACGATGACCGTACCGGAAAAATTGAGTTCTACCTCGAAAACGACTATGCTGGCTGGGACTGGGAGACCGCGTACACGACCATCTGCGAGACCTTGAAGGGACAGCGGGTGCGGTTTGCGCTGGAGGACAATCCCAGCCATTATTATTCGGGTCTCTTGTGGGTGGACCAGTTCAAAAGCGACAAGGGGCACTCGAAGATCACGCTGGAGTACAACTTGCACCCGACCATGTACACCCTGAAGGTGGAAGCCGTGGCGCTGAACGTATACGATCTGAAGCTGAACAGAGGCATGGAGTACCAGCTGCTGGTGGGCGTTGGGCCGACGAATACGTTCTACCGCAAGATGAACGTGACCGCGAAACCGCGGGACGTGGTGAAAATTACTCAAAATGGGACCATTCTGGCCCTGCGGAAAGGCACAGCGGTGGTGACGGCAGAGTGCGGCGGCGTGAAAGCCGAGTGCGCCGTGACGGTAGGCGCTTACGAGAGCTTTACCATTGAGCGGGCACTGGACGGCGTGAGCGAGACAAACCCGGTGGGGAGCATCGTTGCCGGCATGAGCTACCAAAATGTGTTCAACGTAGGCGACAGCGAGAAGGAAATGCTGGAACTTACCGTAGAGATGGGCGGCACGGATGTGACCGGAAGTTGTGTTGTTATGGCAGAGGACAACGCGAGCGCACAAATCAAAATGGCATCGGTGACGGGAAATATCAAGATCACAGCGCATGCTGCAGCAAAGCCGGTGGCGGCGATGCTGTGCAATGATACCCTGCCTGTGGAGGTAAAGCCGCTGAAACGGGTAGAAGGAGCATTCCGGCTTGGAAAATGAAAGGAAGGATGATATTTGAGTTTGGAAGCGTATTCCATTTTGAAAAATGGAAACGAAAAGCTCTCGGAGCATTTCAAGGTGCGCGAGTTCTACTGCCGTGACGGCAGCGACCCGGTGTTCATTGACACGGCGCTTGTGGAGGTGCTGGAGAAGATCCGTACGCACTTTGGCAAGCCTGTGACCATCACGAGTGGGTTCCGCACGGCAAGCTGGAACGCAAAGCAGAAGAATGCCGCAAAGTTCAGCCAGCATCTGTACGGCAAGGCGGCAGACATTCAGGTGCAGGGCATCAGCGTGGAGCGGGTGTATGCCTACGCGGACAGGCTGCTGGGCAACGCCGGTGGCTGCGGCATTTACCCGCCCGGTCTGGGACGCGCCAATGGCTGGGTGCATGTGGACGTGCGCAAAGCCAAGAGCCGCTGGAAGGGGTGAGCGCCGATGGAAAGCATCATTGCCGCCATCCTCAGCGGTGTTGTGACCCTGATCGGTGTGCTGATCGCAAACTCGCGTTCCAATGCCGTGATGGAATACAAAATTGAGGAGCTGACCCGGGAAGTCCGCAAGCACAACGGTTTTGCGGAGAAGATCCCGGTCATCCAGAGAGATATTCAGGTGCTGAACCACAGAATGTCCGACATCGAAGTACATGAATATGAACACGAAAGGAGCAACGTATGAATTTCAACATTACTGCAGGCACCATTGCACGCACCGCCGTTCTTCTGCTGGCTCTGACCAACCAGATGCTGAGCGCCATGGGCAAGAGCCCACTGCCCATCGAGAGCACCACTGTGGAGCAGCTGGTGACGGCTGGCATCACGACCATTGCGGCACTGGTCGCATGGTGGAAGAACAACTCCTTTACGAAGGAAGCTATTGCGGCCGACAAGGAGTACGACCGCCTGAAGGCAAAGAGCGGGAAGTAA